ATGCAAGCTGTAATCATGGTTATATATAATAATCTCTTTGGTAGCGATGATGACGATGACCCTACAAAAGTAGCTAAGTCATTAACTAAAGAATTTGTAAATCAAAGCGTCATGGGCGTACCGTTCGTGCGTGAGGGTATCACACAAGCTATGAATAGAATGTTAGGCGAAAAGGTATACAATCGTGGAACGTCGCCGTTATCCTATGCGGTAATCGATAAAATCGATGATATATTTACTGCTGTGAATAGTAGTAAAAAGGATTGGACGGACGTAGGACGTGCAGGACTACAATTTGCCAATTCTATGACAGGATTAAGCAATACACTAACCGATGGCGTCATGACAATTGCAAAATACGGTTTAACGGATATAGATGCAGAGCTCGAAGATTTGCTATATTCCGTCATCTTTGATAAACGATTGAAATCTAAGAAAGAAAAACAAAAGGAAAAAAAGCAAAATAAATATTGATAAATAAGGACTACCCGCTTTTGGGTAGTCCTTATTTATATACATTCACGAAAGGGGAACAAATATGATACCAGAAGTCAAAAAAACTAGTGTAGTTTATCAATGTGATGGAGCGAATAAGAAATGGATATGGCCGTATGATTTCAATAAGGTTGAAGATATAGCTTTGATTATTGTTGATGCAGATGAGAACAGGATCCTCAAAACAAGAAATATTTCTTATGATAAGGAAAACAAAACATTAATATATCCGACTATTGGTGAGGCTTTAGATAATACTCATAAGGTTATTCTTGAAAGGAAAACACCTATTGAGCAATGCACAGATTTGCCAGATATTTATCCGTTTCAAAATATCGAAAAAATGTTCGATAAAATTACATTGATTTTGCAAGAGGTGCAAGACAATGTTTATAACTCATTAATTACTCGTTTGGGGCGCGATATTGATTCATCAATGGTGTTACGTAAAATTGCTAATGCATCTAGTGCGGCGGCTAATGATGCTATCGATGCATTTGCTGATAAAAAAATGGTAATAACGCATCCTTTATTTGGAGAAGGAATGACGCAAAGCGGAGATTGCACATTTATTGGAATTGATGGGAAATGGTTTATAATTGACAGTTTGGCTAAGTCCGATGCTAATTTAAATTCAATCCTTAAATGTATGGATGATAACAAAATAGATGAATTTGAGTTTGGTTTCGTATCTCATTATCACGATGATCATATTGGAAATTTTATTGAATTGATTAAGCGTGGGAAAATATCTAAAATGTATCTGCCTGATAATAATAAGACAGTTGTAACAGGAAGATATGGGAAGAGTGCTGAAGCGTTAACAAAAGTATCAAATGATATAAAAAAGGCTTGTTCCGATAAGAAAATACCTTTTGAAATTATTACACCTAAAGTTTTAGATTTTTATGGAGCTAAATTAACATTTTACAATTGTAGTGATGATGATTATGAATATTATAAGTCAATTAACAATGATGATTATAATAATCTATCCGCTTGTTTAGAAGTTAATTATCTAAATCGTATTGCAATATTTGAGGGAGATAGTAGCTATCCCGCTATGGAAAGAAACGCTATGCGAAACCCTGTAAATGTAGATTACTTAAAATCTAATCACCATGGCATTTCACAAGTTCCTATTTCTTACCGTAAACTAAATCCTAGAGATATAGTTGTTACTGCAACACAAGATATAGCTAGAGAAAATTTATATATCCACAATTTTCAAGCCACATTTTTGCAGAGTGGAAGCAATTTATATTTACTGGGGGATCAAAATGTACCACCTAAAATTATTTACTACGGAAATGGAAATATTGAATACAACCGAGAATTATTGCGTGATGGTACTGCTGGACAAGCGACTTCACTGGAAATTTATGTAGATAGAAATTATACTGGTGAACTAAAAACAGGAGATAAACACACTCCGTTTAATCATTTAGCAGATGCTATCCGATTCATTAACAACGTAAAACATTGTATGGTTACAGTTAATGTCGCACCGGGAGAATATACTAGAGCTGAAGATATGGGTGGAGTAACCCAAAATCGTACAGAATTACAGATAAAAAACATTTATAATTCAGTGATATTCAAAACAAATGGCACTGGTATTGCAAACTTACCACCTATGGTTATTTCGTTTTGTAATAACATTCATTTTAAGAATGTTTCATTTGTAGGTATAAGTGCAGCAGATAATAGGAAAATAAGAATCTACAATGCAAATTGTACATTTGAAAATTGCCAATTAAACAGTATAAAACAACCAACAAATAATAAATCTAATGTTGTGGTAATTCAATCAGAAGGAAACAGTATGTTGAAATTAATCGATGTTAATATAACTGCTGGTTGGGGGGCAATACAAGTTGTTGGTGGTATGGTTCTATTAACAGGTACAGAAAATCATTGTAGTACCGATCATGCTTATGTTTTGCAGAGTGGTATAATCATGGTTGAAACACCATTTGTAGAAAAAAATAATGTCAACAAATTTAATGATTTTGCAGCTAAAGAAGTAGGTCAAATATACTTTAAGGCAGTTGCAAATGAAGATAGTATGCCTAGCAATTTAGCGTCAGGCACCATTATTCATGCTAAAAATAAAGATTTTCCACAAATTACACAGTTCGTTCAAATGAACAATACAAAACTTTCTGATTATGTATATTCATTGGTGGATGTTTCCAAAAAAACTGTGCCCGTATTTACAGGGCAAATAGGGTATTCTGGCGAACAAGTATTCTTTGGAATTAATGGGAAATGGATTAAAATCAGCAACGATATTAAATAAGGAGATACAATGATAGAAGTTTTTATTCCAACATTTAGTGAAATGTTTAATGTAAGTGAGGCGGTACGCATATCATTGGCTATATTCACAACAGTTATTCTTGTGTTTATAGACACAATATTACGAGTGCTGGTCGAAGCAAGGAATTACAACCTAGCAACCAATAGAGAAGTTACAATCAAAAATACTATATTAGCTATCCTATGGAGAGGTTGGGCTACAGTAGAAATTAACGGAAAGCATAAACGATTTTTAGTAAGCGGTAAGCTACGAGCGGATATGACTAAGAAATTAGTCAAATCCTATCCGTGGCTTTTTTTATTGGCATTCATTCTATTAACATTGCCTGATGTAGTAGTACCTGTATTAGGCCGTGTGGATATATTCCTATGCACATTGTTGTATTTGATACCTATATTTATCGAATTGGCATCGTGTGTAGAAAACATGATAGAACTCGAATTAGTAGAAACGAGGTGGTTTAAACGTGCGATAGGGTTATTTAAACAAGTGATTGATTTCGTTAAATCGGTAAAGGAAGCGATTAAATGAAGATTAACTATGAAGATATGATTACGCTGATTGCCTTGGCTAGTGCGTTAATCATGACTATCTATCTTGAACAAAAGGATTTGGCAAGCGTGATAGTCGGTGTATTGGGCGGTTATATCGGTGCTACTGGTGGAGTTAAGCGTTCCCAATATATGAATAATGGGGGTAGTGCTGATGAAAAAAAGGAGTGCGAAAAATGAATGAATTAGGGAGTTTGAGTGCGGTATATGAAAGTAATGGAGACCCTGCTTGTGTATCAAGTGGGGTTAACGATGCAGGCGGTATTTCTTACGGCACATATCAATTAGCTAGTAATTGCGGTAGCGTTGATGAATTTCTAGGTTGGGGATTACGGCAAGGCGGATTTTATACAGACTACGCAAGGGCATTGGTAGATAGTGGCGAAATCAATAGTGATGAATTTATCGACCAATGGAAAGAACTCGGTGCTATTGATAGACAAGGATTTGCACAGATGCAACATGACTACATCAAGGCTAAATACTATGATGTAGCGTGTAAATTGTTACAAGATAACCTGTTCCATGTGGATAAACACTCCGACACATTGAAAGATGTGATATGGAGTAGAACAGTACAATATGGTGTAGGTAATATCATCGATATGTTCCACGATGCATTGAAGTTAATGGAAAAGGCTTTGAATTTAGAATTGCATAATCTATCCTACGTTGATGATAAACGCTTTGACTATGACATCATCGCTTGTATCTATGATGTATGTATGAGTACAGAATGGAACAATAGTGCATTACGTGATAACTTAAATGAACGTTTTGCTGATGAAAAATTTAGAGCGTTGGAAATGCTACAAAATGAATTAAACGAGGTGTAAGCCATGTTAATTAGTAAACTATCAAGAAACACTACAAAATAGCCGTAGCGATTGCCATATGCGTTTTTATCGCTATTGTAGGTGTAGTAATATATCATCACAAACAAAAGCAATTAGAAAAACCTGTTGTAATTACACAAGAGCAGGCTAAATCACCTCAAGAATTGTCAAAAGCAATTCATGCTACCGAAACAGAAGCACAGGAAGTTATTTCCAAAAAGGAAAGAACTCAACCGATAGCGACTTATTACACACAAGCACC